GATGCCGACTTGATTTGCAGACAAGCCAAGACCATTGTATGCAGCCTGCGTCTTTCGCATTTGACGAATAAATTTTTGTATCTCAGGCTGCATGATCTGAGTGATGTGGAACTCAGGCATGACTTGAGACAGCTTAGGATGTCCCTCAGCTAAGATGGGCAGTATTGAAATAACTTCCTCAACGATCTTTGTCGGTGAGTTTGTATTGATCGTTAGAATATCGTCATCATTCATCATTTATCCAGTCCTCTGCGAAGTCTTCCGCTTTCTGTTGTTCCATAAAATATTCAGCGTGATTGTAATCAGCATCAGCATCATAACAAAGCACCATATACTTGTGTCTGCCATTCACTAAAAAAATCTGAGCAGTCTTTGCTCCGTTAAAAAATTCACTCAATGCTTTCAACACAGTGTAATCTCCATGCATAATTATTTCGCAATCCTAGAAAAATTGTTGACCTTCTCAAATCTTATCAGATTTCTAAACTTATCTTGTAGAATGTCACCCTTGTGACTGATAACAAACAAATTGACATCCTCTAGCATTTGTAGAATGGTCATGAGATAGTCTGTACCATTTGTATCAAGTGATGAATCAAACACTTCATCCAGAATCAGTAAGTTGGTATTTGTTGAATTCTTCAACTTAGCAACCGCTCTCCATGTCAACATAAGTGCCATATCAATACGTTGTTTTTCACCTTCACTGAATGACGCATAGCTAAATTCATCACGGTGTCTTGACTTGATTGTCTCTTTGAATGACTCATCCAAATTGAAGTTGACAAAGAAGTCTAGAGAAGCCAAATACTTATTCACCAATTTGTTGATGATTGGTAGATATTGTTTGATGATCTTAGTTTTGATGCCTGTGTCTTTCAATAGAACAGCCGCAGCATCAAGGTATGTTTTCTCTTCAATCAGTGCTTGCTTTTCACCAGTCAATGCAGATAGCTTGTCGCGCAACTCATTCAGCTTCAAGTTCTCAGCATCCAAATCATCCTTTGTTGACGAGAGTGATGCAATTTCTTTTTGCAGTCTACCAATGTATTTGTTTGTCTCAATGATCGTTGCATTGTTTGAAGCAAGGCTTACTTGACGAACGCGAATTTCATTTGACACACGAATGATTTCATTCAGTTTGTTTTGTTGATCGGTTATCTCAGTCGCAATCTTTTCCAGACCATCAGACATTTGCTTTGATGCACCAGACAATGTGGCTATCTGTTGCTCTTTGAAATCTTGCTGAATCTCTTGTTTGCAAGTTGGGCAACTATCACTGTCATGAAAGAACTTCAAGTCTTTCTTGTGCTTACTCAGATTAGTTTCAATCTTTGTTTCAAACTGGTGCAGCTTTTTTATTTTGCCTTCAATAACATCACGCTCAACGATCCCAGCTTGAAGGTGTTGCACCTCAGCATTCAGAGTTTCAATGACCGATTGGACTGTCTCCATCTGCAAAAGAACTACACTGATTTCACGATTCTTCTCGGTAATCATATCATCATTGTTTTGTTTCAACTTTGAAATATGACTGTTCTGCATATCATATTTTGATGTTGTCAGTTCAATGTTGTGCTTGTTTGTTGCGATTGCATCCTTGTTTGTGCTACTCTTATCCTTCAACACAGTGTTCATTGTGGAGAAGATTTGAATGTCCAACAAGTCTTCAATGATTGCCCGGCGATCAGCAGCCGACAACTGCATGAATGGTACAAAAGATGCTGAACCAAGAATCACAATCTGAGTAAACGACTTGTAGTTCAGTTTCAGAATTTGTTTCTCAAGTGTTTCTTGATAATCTCTAGAAGCAGCGTCCTGATTCATGAGTTCACCATTGAGATAAATCTGAAACACTGTGGGCTTTATTCCGCGAACAATCTTGTATTGCTTTGTACCAATGGTGAATTCACATTCAACAACACAATCTTTTTGATTGATGGAGTTCACCAACTGTGGCTTATTGATATTACGAAATGCTTTACCAAACAGCACGTAGCACAGTGCGTCCAGCATAGTTGACTTGCCTGCACCATTAGTTCCCACAACAAGTGTGTTTGCAGAGTTGTCTAACTTGATTTCTGTCCAGTAATTACCAGTTGACAGGAAGTTTTTAAATCTAATTGTTCTAAAGAAAATCATTCAATAATTTCAACGTTCAGTGACTCAACATAGAGTTCACGCATAAGACCTTTTAGCTTTGTTGAGTCAACGTTTGTTGCTAATCCATCAATGTACTTTGATAGAATTGTCATAGTATCCTCAGCTTGATCAACCAAGTCACCATCGTCAATGATAGTATCTGTAAAATCTTCAACGACAGCAACGTCTGCGACACCACCTTTATGTAGGTTGTCAATCACAGTATCAAACATGTATGCATTCTGTTTGTTGACAACGATGACTTTCACAAAAGTGTTTGCGTATTGGTCAAAATCATATGCATTCCAAAAAGCAAAATCTTGCTGACTGTCATCATATATGATCTTATGAAACATTTTATATGGATTTGCAACAAATGTCAAGTCTCTTGTGTCGGTATCAAAGATATGAAATCCACGTTGATCACCGTAATCAATCCATGTGATTTCGTATTGATTTCCAAGGTAGGTGATGGTTCCATCTGTAGATTTATGATGAAAATGACCAGATAGTACCATATCAAAACGATTGAAAGTCTTACGATCCAAGCCTTCATGTGCAATGTTTCCTTTATCCATTTCAAATCCAGCAATTTCAAAATGGCCCATTACGATCTCTGCTGTTGTTTCCTGTAATGCTTGTATTGACTGATCATAATTTGATGCATTGATCCAAGGCACCAATTGGACTTTCAGACCATCATACAGATTTTCCTGTGGCTCAGTATAAACTTTGATGTTATCATAATGATCAAACAACTCATGCATTGCATTGATTTCATTTGTGTTCTTGTATGTCACATCATGATTGCCAACGATAACATCCATCGTGATGCCTTCACTCAAGAGAACATCAAAGAATCTTTTGCGCCACTGATTCAGGATAACATAGTTGATAAACTTGCGGCGATCAACAACGTCACCCAAATGAATGATGTGTTTGATGCCATGTTCCTTCAGATAGGGAAAGAACGTATTCTCCCAAAACTTGAAGAAGAATTCGTTGAACAAAAGGCTATCACCTCTTGCACCCGCATGAGTATCATTTATAAGGGCAATTTTCATGAGCGAACTTTACTTGCGACACGATTGCGCAACTCAGTCGTTGAAAAACTGTGCTTACGTTGATTGTAGTAAATCTTGATGTTGCGCTGTTCACATATGTTCTTGCCTGTGAAATTCTTATCCTCATACTCTTCACCAATAACGCGAATGGTGATAGGCAAAAACATCAACAAGTCTTCCAAGTCTTTCTCTGTCTGATACACAATAATTTCATCAACGTATTTGACTGCGCTCAGTTGAACATGTCTCTCAACGATAGACTGCACAGGAGAATTCTTAGTGTCTGGACGATCAATAGATGGATCCAGTTGTAAGCCCACAATCAGATAGTCACATACAGACTTGGCTTCAGCCAACATGAGAATGTGACCCGCATGAAGCAGATCAAAAGTGGAACAGGTGAATCCGACTGGCTTTCCAGTCATGTTGTCAGGTAAAGATAGCATAGTGAACTCCATGATTTATAATTCGTCAGGCAACGGGTCTTCTAGTATATCAGATTCCATGAATTTTTCAAGACCTTTGACCTTTGGTTTCTTCTTTTCGTTCTTCTTTTCCTCATAAGTTTGAATGAATTCCGAAATGTTGTCATACAACACGAACTGTTTCATATTACCATCCGAGTCTTCATACATTTCACCAGAATCTAGAATACCAAACTGCTGAGTCGCTTTGTACTTCACATACAATTGTTTCTTTTCTTTTTGAATTCTGCGTAAGAATGCAAAGTAAATTACCTGTGTGAAGTATGCGAACGGATTGGAAGACTTTGTTGGATCAAAGTTTCTGAAATACATGATGCAGTTTTCAATACCATCACAGATCATCTCCTCACGGAAAGAATATGAAATGAAGTTTGGCTTTCGAGATAGATGGTTTGCAATCTTCAGGAAGCACTCACCAATGTAATTTGGTATGATTGGCTCTTCTTTGCCCGCTTCTTTGGCAGCATCACATGCGGCTCTGTAGCTGATCAGTGCGGCTAGAAAGTCCGCGTTGTTTACGTAGTGTTTCGCTTTTGTCATTATGATTACCTAAAATATCACTTGACAGGTCATGGAGTACTGTCATATAATGGGGGTGTTGGGTGTTTAGAATTAATGTATTATTTGTTTATTAGTACTTGGTTCTTGAAGTTCTTCTGAATCATCTTCTAGATCAAGTTCTTCATCAGAGTCAAATTCATCAAGTAGTGATTCATCAATCTGATCAGTGAAGTTTGAAATCATTTCGTTAGCTTCAACGACTGCATTGTTATAGTATTCAATCAATGCTGTTCTAGGCTCAACGATAGTAAGAACCTCATTCATAGAAATACATGCGGAGTTTGTTTGAACGAGTTCCATAGGTAACCATGGAGACATTAGCAACATTGATTTACCGGCAGACAGCCTCTTATAAAAGAGTGTCATCGGGTCATACATCTCTATGATGCCATTGCTATTCAGATGGTAAGAAGTAATGATATCTTCACCATCTTTGAGCCTAATAATTCTAACATTATCCATTTTTTATATCTATCTTGTAAAACTTATAAGAGAATTTCTCCTCTTCATATATTTTAGCACGGGCCACAAAATGTTTCAAGGTAAAATTGGTGTGTTTACCTATTCTAAAATCATCAGCAATATCATATAAAGTCGCGGAGTCTTTGTTATCACCCTTACGTAAGACACGACCTAGAGATTGTAGATTACGAATCCGAGACTTTGATGGTGATGCAAAGATCGCATTGTGTAGATTCTTTATATTTATGCCCGTAGAAAACGTGCCATATGAAGCGATAATGATAGCATCATTTTCTTTCTCTGTGATATGACGAATTTGTTCACGGGTTTCAACATCTGTGCCACCATGCACAAAGAATACCTTACGATCTTTTTTCTCAGCGTCAATCAGTCGCATCAATTCTTTACCGTGCTTTTCAACTAACTGAAACAAAATCAGTGAGTTGCCTTTGAGTGACAGTGCTAGATTCTTGATGAATGCATTTCGCTGTGGACACTTTACCAAGTAATCTATCTCAGCTTGATAGTCCCAACCACGACTCAGTTTGCACACTTCATCTGAGTATTTCAGTATCAAGCATTTGATTTTCAATGATGATACTTGATCATTGTCCATCAACTCTTTTGTTGTAATCACCTTCAGTACAGGACCAAACAGACCCTCTAAGACTAGCTTGTGTGTCTGTGTGCCATCTAGTGTACCTGTACAACCAATGCGATACTGTGTATTCTCAAGATTGGACATGATAGTCGTCAATGACTTTGCTTTGAAGTCGTGTGCTTCATCACCTAGAACAAAATCAAACTGTTCAAAATATTCTTTAGGTAAATTGTATATTGATTGCCATGTGGTGATGGTCAAAAACTTACCTGTGCTTTTATCTTTGCCTGCATACTGTCTGTGGCAGTATTGATCTGAATCATAACCATATGATTTGAAATCAGAAAACATCTGTTCAGCAAGCGATGTTCTCGGAACAATTAGCAGTCCCTTCTTGCAATTCTGTTGAATGTGGCGTATAATCAGATACAGAATGAAAGACTTGCCACTTGATGTTGGAGATAGTAATAGTGCTCTCTTGTTACGTATTGCATGAACGAACGCATCAATCTGGTAGTCGCGCTGTTCTAAATGCTCTGGAATGTTCAGTGTCTCAATGAAGTCTTTTGCTTCTTTGATTGAGAAATTTTCTAATGCGTCTATTGACTTATCGTACACGACGGTGTACTCTCGGTCATCACAAAATTTTTGAATGTATGGAATTAGCCCATAGTAAATCTTGTTACTACGAATATCCATGAGTCTGATCTTGCCGTCCCAGAGTTTGTTCTTGAATGCTGGAACAAACTGATATCCTGGAACCATAAAAGTAAAGTGGTCTGATATTTCTTGAGCCAGACTTCGCTCACACTTTATATGCACATACGCATCATTCACTTTACTAATAATTAGATCACTCATTATACACCCTGTATGAATCGCTCCCAATCAATTAGAGATTTTAGTTGGAACGTTCTACTATGTAGTTCTTTCAAAACAGACTCACAATAGCTAATAATCTGTTCATTCATTCGTCTAGCTGCAAGATACTTGTTCATGTCCTCATCAGCATCCATGTAAGTTGCGATATCAGACTTCAGCACGAATGGAAATGGTTCCCATCCATGTCTCTTCAAGTCTTCATTAGTCATCTTACCTGTGTAGTATTCCCACTTGATTTTCTTCATGCGGTTGTACTTGAACTCCAAGTCCTGAAGCTGATACTTATGGTGTGATAATATGTTTAGGTACTTTGCGTGAAGTTTAGGTATGTCTAACATTGCTTTGCCAGGTTCTGTCCTGTCAACGTTGGCATCTTTTATCCACTCATTCATAATTTCGTCAAGTTTGCTCATAATAATCTCCTAACTGGAGTCTACACTAATTAGGTTATTTTTTCAATGTTATAGTAGGTAAATCTGATGGACACATCAGCCGTCAGTACGTTGTCTGGTGTATCTTGTGAAGACAACACAAAAGATGATAGTGACGTTGGGAATGCATCAAAGAATTTGAATCTGACAATAGGCGTATATGATGATGAATACACTGTCAACGTTGCATCGGAGAACTGTGGTTGTGGCTTATCTGCATACTTGTTTAGTTTAGATAAGTTTTTATAGTCTTCATATTTTTCTGGAAAAGTCATGCCTCTGATCCAGTCGTGTATCTCTAGCCAAGAGGACATCTTTTCATCTATGGCAAAAGTCACGTTCATGATATCGTATATTGCTTTTTCACCTGGCGAATACATTTCAACAAATGGTGTAACGATTGGAATCTCGCCCAAAGAAATGCCAGGAACCGAGACTGCTTGGCAAAAGAATTGCAAATTAGGAACTCTACTGAACGTCAAGTGGAACTTGTTTGGATGTAGAAAGTTCTGATTGTCTGGTGTGTTTGATAGTGCTATACTTGTCATGATACTATTTATACAAACTTTTTACATGTCCAGCCTTTGATGTGACTTCTGGACATATTGCCTTGGTCAAATCCATTCTCCCTACAAAACTTAGTCAAGTTAGTTACTTCAAATGATACACCCTCCGGATTGGTCAGTTGATATTTCTTCTGTCTGGTCTCAGCAACTCTTTGTTTTTGATATTCAGTATTCTTTTTACCCCAACGCCTTGTTTTTTGGACATGTTCTGGTGTAAGTTTTTTGCCTTTTTTGGCTAAACTCATTTTTTGTTTAGATTCTTCTGAGTATTTGAAAGTCTTCCTGAATGCGCTGATCTTTTCTCCAAAACCATCAGGCTTCTTGACTCCTTTCTGTGACATTGCGATTTGTCTTAGAATCTCATCTTTTCCTATTTGACCAGTTAGTCCTAGCCAAGCCCAGCGATCCTCATCTCTGCCGTATGTCTCATACAATATTCTATGGGCTTCCGCATGTTCCTCTATTGTCAACTCTATCAAATTTGATGGATCATCTGTTCCGCCAGCGTGTCTTGGTATTATATGGTGTTTGTGTTTTAGCATATTGAATTTGTTTTAGTTTACGAATTATATGTATTTATACAAACAAAAAGAGGGAACCAAAGTTCCCTCTAAAATATCTCTCTTTATGGAGATTTATTTCCTTACATAATGCTTACATTATGTTGACGATTTTAAATGCGCGATAGTAGTTGTTCTTACCTGCGTTCAATGCACCTAGGCCTTGCGCTGTACCTTCAGCGAATGGGTTAGCAACTAGACCATAACGTGTCTTGAAGCCAATTTTTGGCTGGAAGGTGTTAGTGTCAACTGCGCGAACCATTTGCAAAGGAACGTATGGGCAGTAGAACATACCTGCGTCATATGCGTTAGAACCTTTGTAGCCAACAACTGCGAACTCAGATGTGGATGCTGTTGGGAAGTATGGATCAATATAGACCTTGATACGACCGAACATTGTACCAGCAAATGTGTTGCCTGTATCGTCAACTTGCAAGCTAACTTGGCTAGCCAATGCAGATTGATAATCCAACAGACCTGCCATTGCAAATGCGGAAGCAACATCAGAAGAGCAGATTAGGGTGTTACCCTTACCGCGACGAGTCAACTTAGCAATTTGGTTAGCTTCGCGTTCGATTTGGAATGCCAAACCTTTAACTTTTTCAACCATCCAACGACCGTTAGAGTCTGTGTCCAAGTCAAAAGTACCAGCTGTTGTAGTACCAACCAATGCGCCTGGCTTAGCAACTGTGTAAACAGTACGCAGAACTTCGCGGTTGATTTCAGCAAGAATTTCGCTAGAAAGGATGTTGCTCAATTCAGTTTCAGCGTCAAGACCATGAAC